GTCAGTCATATAAAACGGAGTAGGCTCAATAAGGTTTGAGCGCATACTGCGTAATCCTCTTTTATAATCATCTGCTGCAAATGAAGCAGCTTGTGGATTGTCTTTGAACTGATGAATGTAATATCTTGCACGAGCTAATAATACTGTGCTATACATTTCTGGAAATACTATCTCATCGCTATATGCGACAAGCTTTGTAGGTAAGTTCCAAGCATAAAACCAAACACGATAAACTTTATCGGGGATTGGGCTAAGTCCAAACTTACGTGAATCTGGACTGCGTATAACTCTGTCAGGTTCGCCAAATGACTGAGTGTCTGCATCATCTAAGTTTTCTCCAACACGCCGGAAACTTTTCCACTCTTCTGTAGTAGTAAACCGAAGGTTGCGTCCTACATAGGGTGCAGTTTCGCCTGACACACCTACTGTAGTTATATAGAAGTTATCCCAGTCAATTGAACCGTAGTCGTCTTTGATGGAATCACTTGAAGCTTTTAATTCGTAATATCGTTGACCTATAACTGTTTCAACATACACGTTGCCATACATAGGGTCAACTTCTCCGCTATCTCCAGCAGAAAGAAAAGGCCATTGAGGTTCTGAGTTAATAATGTCAAAGTATGATTTATTAATAGAATCTTTAACATGCCCCTGAACTCCTACAGCAGAAGAAAAGTTAGCCGAATCCAGAGTAACTTCATTCAGTTCTCTAAGAAGTTCATTGGTTAAGTCTAAGTAGGATGTTGCCATAGGTTCTCTTGCCTTTTAATTTGTTAAAGATTGGGGGCCTTTTACAGCCCCCGCACTTATTTAGATACAGCTTATACGTTGTAGAACGCACCAACGAGTGCTTCGTCACGAAGGACTTTAACACCGAATACGTGCAAACCACGACAGATGTCACCAAAGCTATCTGGGTCACGGATGACCTCAGTGCTAGTGATAGTCTGTGCAGTACAGATAGCTGACATGTGACCAGCAAGAATCTTGCCATCAGCGTTGGTTGGAGTAGCTACGTTGTTAGACTTGTACATGCTGAAGCCACGGAGCAAGCCAGAAGTAACGAGACCGTTACGAATGGAGCCTTGACCAGCATTGAAGTCAACAGACAGAAGCTTAGAACCAGACTGAGACAGTTCTTCGTAGAAGCTAGGAGGTGCAACTACCCAACGACCTTCTTCTGGTACGTTCTGCTCGTCAAGAAGACGGGCAAACTTAGCCAGCAGGTCAAGCGGGTCGGTTACGTCCAAGCCAACTGCGCCTGAACCATCGTATACGCCAGCGCCAAGGTGAGTAGCGCTATCAGTACCGAGAGTGTGGTCAGGGCCAGAAGCAGACAGGCCAGAAAAACCAGCAGCGATTACAGCAGTATCAAATGCGTCACGCAGAGCGTAAGCAGCAGATGAAGCAGCAACTTCTTTAAAGTTTACGTGAGACATAGAAGTTTCGATGTCGTCTACGATGAACTTGAAAGCGTTGGCTGAATCAACAACCAGATTAATTTCTTGGTCGGTTAGCTTAGTAGCAGTAGTATCGCTACCACGAGTGTAAGCGCTAACGCTAATTACTGGCTCTTTAATGATTCGTACAGAATCACCGAAGGCAGAAATTTCACCTTCATAGTCAGTATTAGTAATTGCTTCTGCAACCGATGCTTTACGGAAAAAGTTAAGAACTTTCTTCGAGTAAACAGCAGGCAAGAAGTACGAGTTAGTCTGTCCAGCGACAGAGTTTGCGAAGTTAGCGTTTGTATCTGTTGAGGGTTCAAAATATTGAGCCATGATTATGTTTCCTTATTTAAAGACAATTGTAAAATTAAGCTACTACTCTGCCTTCCATAATGGCTGAATCAATTTCTTTTTCATGTTTATCGTAATCAGCCATAGACAGGGCAGCAATTTCCCTTTGTGACCATACTTTTGCTTCTTTAGCATCAACAGCAGTTGTTTTAGTTGATACCATATCAGCCGCTGAAGCTTTGGTCGAAGTTTGTGACTGTTGCGAAGTACCTTGAGAAACTTGGATACCGCTTTCTAATTTATATAAATCAATAGCTTTGACTGCCAAATCTACGTTGTTTGGATTATTGTACACCCAGTCTTGAATTGCTTCTGGCTGTGACTTAGCCCACGAATGGAACTCATCACTTTTGCGAATGTCTGCAAAGTCAGGATGTGCGGAGTAAAGAGTTTGTTCTGCTTCTTTACGTGCAATCTTGGCTTCACGTTCTTCAAGTGCTGAGAGCCTGTCATCAGTCTCTACAGCGGGTGCTGTTTCTACATACTCGTCCTGAACTTGTTCTGCTTCTACTGCATCCTCGTGACGAACGGCCTGTTCAACTTGCTGTGTCATTCGAGCTTCGGCTTGAAGTTCTTGTTCTTTCTGTTTAAACTCGTTAATCTTAGTATCGTAGTGTTTCTTTAAATCATCGTATCGCTTTTTATAATTAGCGTTTTCTTCATCAGGGGCTGCTTTAGAGGTGGCCTGATTAGGTTTATGATAAACTCCATCAGCACTTTGAAAAGGAGCGTCTTGTTCGCCGCCATAGTCTTTTCGCATGTTGTATGGGTTTGCTGTTTCTTCTTGTTGTGTTTCTTGTACTTCACTCATCGTCACTGCTCCTTTTGGGGCTTGTCGTCTTTTCAAGGTAGCTACTCGGCTCGCGACTGCTGAATAGGGCTTGATACTACAAGGTGGCCTCTAGGTTAAAATTAAAAGTGATAAGGGGCCTTTCGGGTGGCCTTATCGTTTGCGTACACTGGGCATTGCATTAGCGCCTAACATCTGGTCATGGACTTCCTTATCAGGGTCTTCCATGTCCTCGCTAGTCAGTATGCCACCACCCATGTACTTTTTCATTAAACCGCCATCGTAAGCACGTTCAGCATCATCCATCATAGACTGAAGCTTATCCGTACCTATCTGGTCAGTTGCTTTTCTGGTGAAAACAAATTCACCATCCGACAACCTTGCGGGTATCGAATCTGATGTACCAGTTCCCGGCCCTTCTACAGCGCCTTCACCAGCAAATTCTCCAGCAATATCCATGACCTTATCAAAGATAGTGCCTAGTCGCTCATCGCCTTCTAGGGCACTGAGCAAGTAATCTTGGTCTTCTGGAGTAAGGGCTTCGTCTAACACAAAGCCTGCGTACTCGTCTTCCATTTCTTCGTCTGGTAGCTGTGAAGCTTCTACAGCAGCCATCTCTTCGGGTGGAATGTTATCGTATGTATCTACTGGCATATCGGGAGCCATTAACGAACCACCTTCTGCAAAACCAGCATCGTCTCCTTCTTTCTTTTCATTTTCTGCGTCCATCTTTCTTAACGCCTGATAAATATCTTCACCATCAAAAGAATTCACTACAGCTTTCCAACGCTCTGAAACTTTATCTTTATCTTTTTGTGTTTGTGCATTTTTCATAGAACGTGTCATTTGCTTGTATAGGCTAATGTACTTGTCAGCGTCAGAGACTTCTCCACCTTCGTTCTTTTCTACACGCTCTTCTGAGCTTGCAAAGCTAGTAAGCTTTTTGAAATCATCTGTAGATAATAAAGGCTTAGACTCTTCGTCAATCTGTGTTCGGTGGAGGTCAGTAATAAATTCAGCAATAGATTGCTTAGACTCTACAATAGAAGAATCAGCAACAGCGCTTAAAGATTCCATGATATACGCTTTGTCCATCTTCTTGTTGCCGCCTTGGAACTTAAAAGAGTTTACAAGTTTTGTAGTGTCTTTTAAGTTTTCTTCTGCAACTTTAGGGGCTTCGGACTCTGCGCTTCCCTGTACCTTAGATACGGCCTCTGCCATTTCTTCGACTTCTTTTGGCACGGCGGGTTCAGGGCCACGAGAAGCTACAACATCTTTACGGGCTTCAGACAATAAAGAATCTGCACCCTCTGCTGCTGCTTGAGCTACTGAGCCTACTGCGTATTTTATTTTAGGTACTTTCTTCATTATTTTTCCTCTACTCTTTGACGGGCTTCTATTGCTTGTTCTTTTAAGTTCATTAGGTTAGCCAGTGAACTCGCTTTCCCCTGCCTGCGGTACAGACCCAGTTCCGATGTTTCCACCGCCAGTCCCTGTAGCTCCAAGTTGCGGAGGTTGTTGAGGTGCTCCTTCAGGGCCTCCCATAGCTCCGAGTTGTTGACCAGCGGCCCCAGCCGTCCCGCCATCTCCTTGTCCAACATTTTGTGCTCCTATGATTTGTGCCATGATTGCTGCTTCTTCAGGGTCGTTAAGAATCTCATCGGGGTCAAGGTCAAGGCTATAAGCCAACTCACTTACAATCTTAGAGATTTTAACAAACGGTGCAATCGCAGGGTTTTGTGCGGTTTGTAGGAACATGGTTAGTCGCTGGCTGCGTACTTCTTTTTGCATCAAGCTGTTTGTACCCATAGCACGAACTTCGAGGTCGCCCTGAATATCAAGCTCCCCTTCAAAGAACTGCATGTTCCACTGGTAGTATGCTTCGCCCAAAGGCTTCAGCAAGAAGTCATCAATGTTCTTGATAACTGTTTTAATGTTTAGTGACGCTGCACCCAGCAACATAGACATACCAGACGCAGTTCTTGTCATGCTTTGTACGCCTGTCTGACCATGTGAGTAGCTTGGGATGCCTGTCTGTTCGTCAGCTAACTGTCGGAATTTATCGAACATCATCATATTTTCTTGAGAAGTGTTCGGAAATTTGACACCATGAATAGCCTGTCCCGGCATTCCAGCCTGACGGCGAAATACTTTTCCGGGATATATATCCATAGACTGTCCACCTACGAGGGCTGACTCATCAACGTCAAAGACTAATGAGCCTGCAAGCGCAAGGTTGTCGATAGCCATACGTGCATGGCCGTTCATTATTTGTTGGGAGTCGTCCATATTCTCAGCAACGCCAATACCGAAGAAAGAATAAGGATTACGCTCGTAAGGAAAGGCATTGTATGGGAGTCGGTAAGGTGTAAATGGATTAACAACCCCACGTAAAAGCTTACCATTACTAACCCAAGCATTAACTTGTACTTCATCTAAGTCATCAACCTCGTCAGGTAGTTCCATCCCGACTTCTCTGGCGTACTCTGCATCCATAATTCCCCAGTATTCAAGGACTTCAAACTGTCCAGACCCATAGTCTTCTGTGCGCTGGTCGTCTTTTAACTCATGCTCATAGTCTTTTTCTGTGTAGTTTGGCCCCATCTGGAGACAACCACGAATAGCATCTTTGTTAAAGAACGGCATCTTGCTTAACGCTCTAAGCTGCGACTTGTTCATTCTGTGTCGATGTACTATATATTCACAATCATCAATTGATGTTGCGGAGGGGTCTGGGAAGAAATCCCAAATACTTACAAACTCAATGCGAGGTACACGTACATTAAGGGGTTCGTATACACGCTCGCCTTCTTCGTCTACTGTCCAACGACTTAACGTCTTGTTGTAGTTGAATGGGCCTTTTACGATTCCCGTACCAAACAGAGCAGATTCAAGAAGAGCGTTACGCAGTTCGCTTGAACCGCCTGACTCTTCAATCTGGTCATGGATTAGTACCTGCATATTTCGTGCCGCTTCCTTAGCAGGAGAGCGTTCTAGTGCTTGTGGGTCTGGTGAAGCGCCTTCTGCAAAATTAAGCCCTGCTTCTTTGATGGCTTCGGACAATACATCTTTTGTGGCTGTGAGTGTTTCACCAGCTTTAAGTGGCTCGTCTCGGCCATCACCAGCATAGCCAACATCATAAGGCGAGATAGGCGCTAAGCCTTCTTCTTCTGTTGGGGCTTTGTACTCTGGGGCGCTAGACTCAATGCCTGTCTGACCTTGTTCGAGGTGCGTGTATTTTGCAATGCCTTCGGGCAGTTGTGTTTCACGTACACCGATAGGAAACTGACCAGTACCAAAAATAACGTCCACTAGCTGACCGAACGCTGCTAATACTTTGGTCTTGGTTACTTTGACGAATACTTTAGACTTCTCGCTTTCACGGAAGCGTACATTCTTGTTGTAGATGCCACGGAAGTTGTGGTAGGCCGTTAGCCAACGCTTTTCATCAAAGTCTCTAGCCTGTTCAGCAGATGCGTATCTGTCTTCTACTAAACCTACGAAACGGTTACGTACATCTTCTTCTAGGTCTAATTCTAGGCCACCAGCAGTTTCTTCTGCTGCGAAGTAGATTTCGTCTGCTGTTCCGTACTCTTCGTTTTCTTCGTTCATGTACTGTTCCTTTATAGGGGCTTAGAGATTGACATGCCACGATAGTTTTTACCTACCTGTGCTTTTAGTGTAAATCCCTTTCCTAAATCTTTAGAGTAAGTAGCTCTTGGATTTTTACCTAGCTTTACACCAGCAGAAGAATTACCTTTCATTTGTTTTTCGAGGCTGTAGTTTGTAGACGAGTTACCCATTGAGTCTTTAAACTTGCTTGCCGTTACTTTTGTGCCGCCTAAGTTGGTATATGCCTTTACTTCTCCAGCACGGTAGCCTTGATTTCCAGATAGATTTCCTTCAATAGAACCAATACCTTTAAATTCTTTACGAGCTACTAAGCCGCCGTTGTTGTATTTAGCTTTCTTCATTTTAGTATCCAAATGTTGAGTCAGACGGCGTGAAGTGTGATTCTTTTCTAAACTGCCTGAGTTGGTTTATTGTATCATTGATACGTGGTCTAGCCATAATAAGGTAGCGTAGTGCATCGTATGCGTGGTCTGATGCATGTGTATCTACGTCTTCTGGCTTTGCCTTATCTAATGGAATACTTTGAAGCTCGCGTATCAGGTTAGGACATGTATTAAATATTTGTATTTTGGGTCTACCGCTTTGCGTGAGCTTCAAG